CGCCAATGGCGACGGGCATGGACGGTGACTTCGATACTGGTAACGTACGTTACAAGGCTCGTGAGCGTTATTCGTTCGGCTGGTCAGACCCTCTGGGTATGTACGGCAGCGAAGGCGCAGCCTAATAAGTTTCCCCGAGAGCGTAGCTCAAGGGAACGGGGGGAAGGGAGGAGAGAAATCTCTTCCCTTCTTTTTTATTTGTGCTATATCTACGCTACTAGGGAACAATATTCGTACCGACCGGCCCAGCGGACTTAGTAGAGACGGTACGTACGAGTGCTACTACACGGAGAAATATTATGGCTAATACCACATTTAACGGTCCAGTTCGTTCTGAGAACGGCTTCCAAACAATTTCAATCAACGCCACAACCGGCACTGTAACCACGACCGCCACCTTCGGTGCAGCCACATCGGTTACTTCCTTGGCAGCGACTACGGTAGCGGCAACTGGCGCTGTCACGGCAGCTTCGGTATCGGCAACTGGCAACGTCACCGCTGACAGCAATGTCGCGCTTGTCGCTGGCGGTGCTTCTGCATTCATCGCAACCAACACTGCTGTCGGTATGGGTGTATATATCGGTTCAGGTGCTCCGACTGTTGCCGCTGCTAAGGGTTCAATCTACCTGCGCAGCGACGGTTCGTCTGCTTCGACCCGCTTGTACGTTTCGGACGGCAGCACCACTTGGATTGCCGTAACTACTGCATCGTAATCGGTAACAACCTCTAAGAAGGAGAATACTGATGGCAATGCAAAGTGATATTAAAACCACCAAGCCGCTGACGGCTACAGGTGTGTTTAAAACTCAGACCGATGCAGACTGCGGTTTCCGTGCGCGTATTAAAGCAATTTACGCTACGTGCGGCGCGGCAGCGGGTTCAGTAGTTATACGCGATGGTGATGGTGGTCCGATACTAATCACCGTTAACACCCCCACTGTAGCTGATGCAGGCACTGTGTATATCATTATGCCTGACCAAGGCATACTCGCCCAAGATGGTTTGCATGGCACGGTGGCTAACACCGCGTCTATTACTCTTTTCTACGGGTGATATATGCAACAGGAACAGAGCTACGACTTAGCTGGTAAGAGCGTCTTCATCGCTCTTCCAGCGTATGACTTCAAGGTGTCCTTGAAGCTAGCTGTTTCTCTTGCACGGTTTGCTCAGCAGGCTGCGCAGCACGGAGTTGAAATCCACATCGGCAGCATATGCGGATGTTCGGTTGTTTCTCGTGCGCGCAACCTGCTGGCGCAAGACTTGCTGGAGTCCAAGTGCGACTACCTAATGTTCATCGACTCGGATATTAACTTCGAGCCTGAAGATGTGTTCCGCCTTATGGCGTGGGGCACCGACCCTAAGAAGGGCATTGTAGCTGCAGTCCCCCGTACGCGCAGCGAAACCAAAACTTATATCGCTACTCTCGACCATGATGAGAACAACCAGCTTTCCATGAACGGCATGGGTCTGGTCCGTGCGAAGCGTGTAGCTACAGCATTTATGCTGGTACGCCGCGAAGTGTTTGAGCAAATGTCTGCAGCCCACCCAGAGTGGAGCTACTACGACACGCGGTCTGACCGCATGCTAAACGCTATGTTTGATTTCCTTGTTACCGATGAAGGCTATATCGGAGAAGATTTTCTCTTCTGCGACCGTGCACGGGAACTTGGTTTTGAAGTGTGGATAGACCCCACAATCACATTGGGCCACATGGGCGTACAGGAATATGTCGGCAACTACGGTGAAGACATCCTCTACCCGATGATTACCCCCGTACAGAAGGAAGCAGCATAATGGGTATTAAGCTAGGTGACATTTCACCACTTGCAGGTGTGGTAAGCGGTAAGGGTCTATTCGGTAAAGGATTTTCCGAGTTGGGCCGCGCAATGGGGCCACTTTCTCCTGTCGGCTACGTTGCTATGAAGCAGCGTGATAAGGCACTTAAAAAGAAAAAAGGTGCAGCGGGTAAGCCCGGTGGCGTTGAAGAAATAACGGTTATGGAAGCCGGTGAAGGCATGAAGCGCGGCGGCAAGGTTAAGAAGATGGCCAAGGGCGGCTCTGCCTCCAAGCGTGGCGATGGCTGCGCTACCAAGGGCAAGACAAAAGGAAAGTTTGTCTAATGGCCAAGACACCTGCACCCGTGAAGGCCAAAGCCTGTACAAAGTGCGGGAGTACATTTGCGCTCGAGCAGTTTTATACCACCGGTAAGAAGGTTTCGGGCGAACCGAAGTATAATTCGTGGTGTAAAGCGTGTGTGTCTGAAAAGCAGGCATCCTACCATAAGCGCACGTGGGGGCCAGATAGGTTGCAGCATACTGCGTTTAAGCGAACGAAGTCGGTGCGTGCATTTCTTGTATACTTGCGCGGCAAAGCCATTCAACGCGGCAAGGGGGAAGTTATTAGCGCTGATGCGCTAGAGCTTCTGTGGAATACGCAAGGCGGAAAGTGCGCACTAACAGGTTGGTATATGACTATGGAACTAGGACGTGGTTCTGTACCTACAAATTGCAGCCTTGACCGGATAGACTCCAGTTGTGGGTACGAAGTCGGTAATGTTCAGTTGGTGTGTCGGGCAGCTAATGTGGCTAAGAGCAATCTTACACAGGCAGACTTTATCACGATGTGCCGTTCAGTAATGGAGGTCCACCATGGCTAAAACTCCAGCATGGCAACGTAAAGAAGGCAAAGCGAAGTCTGGCGGGCTGAACGCTAAGGGTCGTGCGTCTGCAAAAGCGCAGGGCATGAACCTCAAACCTCCAGTATCGGCTAAGCAGGCAAAGAAGTCGCCTAAGTCCGCAGCACGACGTAAAAGCTTTTGTGCACGTATGTCAGGTATGCCCGGTCCTATGAAAGACGAGAAGGGTCGCCCCACTCGTAAAGCCCTATCGTTACGTAAGTGGGACTGCTAACATGGAAATGATGATATGGAACATCATACTGAGCGCAACGGTGGCGGTTATGGGCTTCTTATTTAAGGGCAAGATTGACGAGTTGGACCGTCTTGGTATCCTACTTAACAAAACCCGCGAAGAAGTCGCCCGCGACCACGTGACTCGCGCTGAGATGAACACGATGGTCGATAAGTTAGGGGACCGGTTTGACCGGGCCTTTGAACGGCTTGAGGCCAAAGTTGATGAGATGAGGAAGGTATAATCATGGCACGTAAAATGCGTAAGTTCTCGGCTGGCGGTGCTCAAGGCAAATACGAGCGACGTATGGCGGACATCAAAAAAGATTTTGAGAAAGACTCAAAGGGTAAGAGCGGTAAGGCTCTTGAAGTACTTGAAGCTAAGCGTGCTCAGCGTACCGCTGATGCAGAAGATGACCGTGCTAAGCGCACTGGCGCTGACCGCACTGCTACACGCAAAGCAGAGTATGAAGCAGAACAGCGTTTAAGCAGGACACGTAAGTTCGGCGCAGACAAACCCGCAGCCGCAGTCGAGCCTGCTAAATCACCTGCACCCGCACCCGCACCTACACCTGCAGCTGAAGCACCAAAGGCTAAACCGCAAACTACACGCGAAGCTTTTAATGCAGCGTTCCGTGCAGCACGCAAAGACCCAGCAGCCATGAAGCGTGGTACTTTTACTTTCAACGGTGAAAAATTCTCTACCAAGATGGCTGGTGAAGGCCGTAAGGCGTCCACGTCGGGTGGTACAGGAACTGGTACAGGAACTGGTACAGGCGCAGGCACGGCTGGTTCAAGCACAAATAACAATGCAGCCGCAAGTGCCGCAGCCGCCGCTAAAGCCAAACAAGATGCCGCCGCTAAAGCTAAACAGGATGCCGCTGCCAAAGCCGCTGCCAAAGCGAAACAAGATGCTGCGGCTAAAGTAACAGGCCCGTCCACAAAAACGGGTCTAAACCCCAACTCCATTGCTGGTATGATAGCACGTGGCAACTTATTCAAAACATCTGATGCTTTTAGAAAGTCACAGGAAGCTAAATACGGTAAAGCCAAGGGTGGCGCAGTTAAAGAGAAGGATAAAGTCATGATGAATAAGAAGTCAACACCTCCACAGCCTTCTGCCGCTGACCGCGCTCGCAGTAAGAAGCACTTGGCTGAACTCAAGAAACTCAAGGTTACGCCAGAAAATGCTGCGGCTATCGGGCGTGGAAATCGTTCTACAGGTATGGCGAAAGGTGGAAAAATGGCAACTAAGTTTGGCGCTGCTATGAAGAAGAAATCGGCAGACACTAAGGGTCGTGCAATGATGAAGAAGGCCGGTGGTGGCAAGTGCTACGCTTCGGGCGGTCTTGTTGCTGGACACAAGTCGGCTGACGGTATTGCCAAGAAGGGCAAGACCAAGGGTAAGATGCTGGCCATGGGTGGTATGGCTGGTTACAAGCGTGGTGGGAAAACCTGCTAATGCGCGCTTGTCGGGGTATGGGGGCCATAAACCCTTCTAAAATGCCGGGGGCGAAGACTATTCGTCGTAAGGATAACCCCGACGAGGTGAAGGTCTATGCTAAGGGCGGTGAGTCCAAGGTTAACGAGGCTGGAAACTACACGAAGCCCGGTATGCGCAAGTCTTTATTTAACTCAATCAAAGCGGGTGGTAAAGGCGGCGCTCCGGGCCAGTGGTCAGCCCGTAAGGCACAAATGCTGGCAATGCAGTACAAGAAGAAGGGTGGCGGTTACAAGTGAGCGGACTCGCTAAATCACAGCAGAGCCTGAAGAATTGGACCAAGCAGAAGTGGCGGACTAAGAGTGGTAAGCCATCTACGCAAGGGTCCAAGGCGACAGGTGAGCGGTATCTACCTGAGAGCGCAATAAAGTCTTTATCTTCTGCCGAATATGCAGCGACGACAAAGGCCAAACGGGCTGGTAAGGCTAAGGGTAAGCAGTTTGTGAAGCAGCCAAAAACTATTGCGAAGAAGACGAAGGGGTTCAGGTAATGGCACTTAAACCAGTAGACAAAAAATCTAAGCCCGGATTGGCCAAGCTGCCTACAGCCGTGCGCAACAAAATGGGTTATGCTAAGAAGGGTGGTAAGCTTGACATCTCCAAAGCGATTAGGAAACCGGGCGCACTCCGTGCGGAGCTTGGCACTCCTAAGGGAAAGAAAATCCCAGCAGGAAAACTTGCTAAAGCAGCTAAAGCCCCCGGTAAACTTGGACAGCGTGCGCGGTTCGCGCAGTTGTTGAAGGGCTTCAAGAAAGGTAAGTAATGGTCACTAGCGGCACCACAGCATTTAACCTCAACCTCAACGACCTAGTCGAAGAGGCTTTTGAGCGTTGTGGGGCTGAGCTTCGCACGGGTTATGACTTGCGCACTGCGCGCCGTAGCTTGAACCTGCTCACCATCGAGTGGGCTAACCGTGGTATTAACCTGTGGACCATCGAGCAGGGCTCGATACCACTCGTGCAGGGACAGATTGTTTACGACTTGCCCGTCGATACCATAGACTTGCTTGAGCACGTCGTGCGTACCCAGACTGGGCAGCAGCAAACTGATATCACCATTAACCGTATCAGCATCGACACATATTCGACCATCCCGAACAAGAACGCGCAGGGTCGGCCTATCCAAGTGTGGATTAACCGCCAGTCAGGTGCAGATTATCCGACTACTGGTGTTAAAGAACCACAGATTAATGTGTGGCCAGCCCCGGACCAGAGCAACTACTATACATTTGTCTACTGGCGCTTGCGCCGCTTACAGGATGCTGGCGATGGCGTTACTACGCAAGATATACCGTTTAGGTTCCTCCCTTGTATGGTGGCTGGTCTCGCGTATCACTTATCCTTGAAGATACCCGGCGCACTTGAGCGCAGTCAAATGCTCAAGGCGGAATACGAAGAACTCTGGCAGCAGGCTGCTGATGAGGACCGCGAGAAAGCGCCATTGCGCATCGCGCCTCGTCAGTATTTCAGGTGACGTGTGCCTAAT